TACAAAGAGTCATGCTGGGAGCCCTAACAAGGACGTGGCTTACGGTTTTTGCGAACCGCTTGCGCGTCGTCACTTGTTGGGTGTTCTTGGTCTGTTGGCTGGATCCCTATCCGTCGAGGAGACGGCAGGTTCGCTTCACTGCAATTCTCATTGCAGAAATCTACCAAAGGAATTTTACGTCGCAATGACGTACGTCCTAAGTAGATCCGGTATGAAGCTGTGCAAGAAGTCGAAGGGACTTCTTGGATCTTTGTGCAGGGGTCAACAAACGTCAGGTGAAAAAGTCCTAACGTTGGAGTATGTTGACCGTGCTGCGTTGAGTGGTTTGTTTGTCTTGCATGGAATCATGGAGACACTCATTGACGATAACGACAACTGCCGGGAGTTTACTCTCGGACACTGGTTGTCGTTCGTCGAACCACTCGTCGGAATGGATCACGCACTTGCAATCAAGAGATTGAAGTACGTGACGTCTCTTTGGTTCGCAAAGTTCCTCCACGATCAGGCTCCAGAAAAGGATGATCCTGCGTGGGATGGCTGGCTCTTTAGTGGAGCAGTTAAGAGATACTTGCGAACACGCCTCGTGTCACATAGCGCGAAAAATGCGCGCCTCTTCTATTCGCTTCTTCAAGCGAAGAGGGCATGTGATCCGGTCCCAGAAAGCTTCGTTCAAGGAGCGCTGGAAAAGCACCGGAAAATCATCGGGTCGAAGTCAGCACCGCTGACGGCTGGACAACGTGCCAGTATTCGACGATGTACACGAGAGATCGTTTCCTCTTGGGATTCCTTTGAAGACAGTCAGTTTGAACCGAGTCATTCGGCATGCTGGGAACTGTCCAGGAAGAATGGAGGCCAGGCTCGCGCGCTTATGAAGGCGTTGGGCGACTGGTGTCCTACCAAGGACCTCGTATCTGTGTGCGAGGGTTTCAAGCAGCTTGATGGAACGCTGCTGAGCGACGATTTTGCTAAAGTCCTGAAGGCTGTCACAGAGCCTCTGCCCAACGATCTTGTTGGCATGGTGGAAACTACACCGGGACAGATTAGCGAGAGACGGGGTTGGCTGGAGCCTTCAAGGTCAGCCATGTTGTACGCAGCTTATGCTCACGAGCATGGGCTGGCACCAATTCAGATCCCAGGAGAGAACATCGTAGTCGTGAAAGATGACGACGAGTTGGGTCTCCGTACTGAGGATTCATGGAGGTGGTGCTACACTCGGGCAATCAAGCCCGCCGGTCAAATGACGGCAGGAGTGTCGGCGGTGCTAGAGCCATTAAAGGTTCGCACAGTGACCAAAGGTCGCGCCCTTGCGTACAACGCAGTTCATGGTGTTCAAAAGTGGATGCACAGTAATCTGCGCTCTCACCGTATCTTCCAGCTCATTGGCCACACAGTGGATGAGCAGGTCATCAAGGATGACCTTTTCAGATTCCGTAAACCAGGAGAATTCCTAATTAGCGGCGACTATTCGGCCGCAACGGATAATCTGAAAATCGAGGTTACAAAGACGATCTTTGAGGTCGTACTCGAAAAACTTGCAAGCGATCTTGACTACAGCGTTGAAGCTGAGAAGATAGTCGAACTTGCGCGGAAGGTGCTCTATGAACACGAAATCCACTACTCACTTGAGAGTGGTTTGCAACCAGTGTTGCAAGGGACAGGTCAACTGATGGGAAGCACATTGTCTTTCCCCATCCTCTGTCTCGCGAACTGCATTTGCTGTTGGCTCAGCCTCTTTGGGGCATATGAGTTCAACGATCTACCGATGTTGGTCAATGGTGACGATATCGGCTTCTGCTGCTCAAAAGAGCGATACGATCGTTGGAGCCAAGACTTGGCAGGCTTCGGCTTTGTCAAGTCAGTTGGGAAGAATTACTGTTCTGACAGGTTCTTCATCATCAACTCAGAATTGTTCGATTCACGCTATGTACAGACTGGCAAATGCCATATTCCGTACTTTAAGTCGGGCCTCCTTTTGGGGCGACATAAGGTACAAAGCGTGAAGGGTATTGACGAGGACGAGAGTCCTGACGCACCCATCATATCGACCCTGGACTTGGTCCTGGAAAGTGCTCTTAATAAAGAACGAGCACTAGGGCGATTTGTAACATACAATCGAACATCACTGGAGGAGGTAACGCAAAAGCGATATAACCTCTTCCTCCCCCGTGAAAACGGTGGGCTTGGACTGAAGAGCTACGGGATACCATTCCACGTAGGCCTCTGGCAGCGTCGTTATGCAACATATTTGCATCAGCAAGAAGTGCTGAAACTGCCATCATACCGCCGCGTTGCGCGGGGTGAAAGTCCTTGGTTAACTGTCCATCGGGTCAAATGTGATCCCTGGCAGGTTGATGACTCTCTCTCATTGAAGGAGAAACTCAATGCCCTGGCAAAGAACTTCCAGCGTTGCGATAAAGAGAAGCTACATGAGCTTAGTCGCAACGGTCCGAAAGGATGGTGTGTGCAAGATACAGAGGGCAGGACCGAATGGAATGGTCGACTGTCAGGATCACGCTTACGAGCGATTGGTCACTGTAAACCTTGCAACAAAGATCTCACTGCACAGCAGGTTCATTACCGCTATGCGATTTCGGTGCCCAGAATCAATCTGGTGCCCGGTTCCGCAGTGTGCGAACCAACCTTGGAGCCTTGAAATTAATCACGACTCAGGTCGAGGGATTCCCTCGTTCACAGCGATTCCACTTTCTGGACTCGCAAACGGTGCAATAGAAGAAAATTCTCAATTGCCGCGGTTCCTCAGCGTCCTTAGATGACGTTAAACTCACTACGATTGAAATCGTGAATTCCGCATCAGACGACCATAAATCCTGGACTCACTTCACTGTGAGTCGGGCGGTAGGCAACGATGTATGGCTGATCTCTGTATGGCGTGTAAGGTAGAACCTCGGACGCATTACAGGAGGGATCGGATGGGGTCGCATGACACATGAAGACGGGTGCTACCACGTAAGAGGTCCTTCAGGATCCAGTGTAAACATAGTAAGTCCCGGCGCGGAGTCGACGTTAGTCCTCCAGAGTAACGGTTGGTAGGAGCCCTTGGGGCCTGACCGTAGCTGACAAATCCCTGAAATGGGGAAACTCTTCATAACCCAAAACGGTGAGTCACTAAACGTGATTCTCAATAATTCCGTACCAAGTCAATGGCAGAATGCTATTCCCTCAACCTTCGGGCAGGATGACTAGCTCTCAACCATTTGGCGTAGTGTCGACAGACTGCAAAGGTGCAGTGTATGCGATGTACAGTCGCCGGCGAGAACCATCTCGCGTTTCCTGATCTAACGTGAAGAAGTCCACCTCGGTGAGACAGGTCCTACCACGTGACCTTAAAGAGAAGTATGGCGGCGGCCTCCCGGTCGTCTCAAATCGTAGAACACGAACCATGCTTCACAGGAAACTTTCCACGGGGAACCCATGTCTGGAAAGAAAGGAAAAGTTCGTCGGGTCTTCAAAACCCTTCAAATGAGTGTCAGTGGTCAACCACCGATGCCCTCAGCGAAGCCCCGTAAGGGTCCGCTTCGACACGTCAAGTTCAAGAAACTTGACCACTTCTCTGGTGTTAATCTTGCGCAGGCTGCCAAAGGTATGGCTCGCCCGATGCGCTGGAACACCGTGAAATCAGGATTCAGTACTCGCATGCGAGGCTCTGACTTCCTGACCGCAATCACAATTGGTGGTACCGCAGCTGCTGCGGGAGATGTTCTTTACACCTCTGTCGTCAATCCAAGCGCCCTCGGCGTTGGTCGACTTAACACCCTCGCTCGTCTCTACGAGCGATACAAGTTCCACTCCCTGAAGTTCCGTTACGCCCCTGTGGCGAACGCTCAGGTGACTGGTCAGCTCATTGGCTACGTGGACTATGACACCATGGATGATCCCAGTGGGACAACAGGTGCTCAGAATCTGCAACGAGCAGGAGCTGCGTACGGCGAAAAGCCTGTACAGGTCTGGCAAGGTTCCGTTGACCCAGTTTTCTGGGAAATCAAGGACGACAAGCTCATGACCGACTTGTATTGTGAATCTGATGGGACAGACCCTCGGTTAACCAACCAAGGTCGATTCGTACTCCTCGCTGCTTCGGCAATTGCCAGCGGCGTTCCGTGCGGAAACATCTATCTCGACTATGACATCGAGTTCGTTGTTCCCCAGCTTGATAATTCCACCCAAAACGGGTACGGTTTCAAGCAATCAGGCGGTGGCACGCTTAATGCGGCAAATCCATTCGGCACAGTCCGAGCTCCAGAAAGCTGGAGCAACCTTCTTGTAACATGCACCTCAACGGTCATGTCGCTGCCTGCTGGCAGCTATTCCGTCAGCGCGAAGCTGGTCGGTACAGGAATCACTACGTTTAACCTGACGTCTTCAGGGACTAACGTGGTGACCATCAGTGGCGGCACCTATGCGGTGAGCTCAACTAATGGCGTTGGATGGATTCAATGCTACTCAAGCGTCCCTTTCACACTCACACCATCAGTCACTGCGACAACTGTCACGGAGTCGACTTGGTGTGTTTCACTTCTCCCTGCTAATGCGTTCTCGCTTTCCGCGAAACGTATGCAGACCCTGGCGCGACTTCGTCGGCAGGTGGATCAGCTTTGTTCGCTGGTGGAGATGAAGGAGGAGAAGGCTGAGGCGTCACAATCGACGTCATCGGCGACCTCTTCTAGTATGCAGTCTGTGGCTACACAAGCCACGTCACCCCCAATCAATCTTGCGGATATCCTTTCCGGCAAGACGAAGGTGGATGAAGGTTACTGCCTCGTGAAGAAGTCATAAAGCTGTGAATCGAGGATTCAACAGACGGTGTCCTTTTCAGCGTAGTTGCATGGAGTCAGTTTTGAACTCTATGCAAGACCGCGCGGTCTAGGGCTTAACCGTATCATGTCAGAGCGTCGTAGCTTCTTGCTACTTACGCGAAGACCATTCGTCAGTGGACTACAAAGGTCTCGATCCCAAAGAGTTGTGATGGTGAAACGTTATTCACTCATACGACCCCTCATTCATTACAGAAATTCCGAGTTTCGGCATCAGAACGTGTTAATTAAACCACGTCGCCACGGATATGTTATGAACGGTGTCACTTGAGCTATAAGCTGTACAAGTAACGACTAAAGGGAGAAAAGAACGCTAGTAAACTAGCGGCTGAAGAATTTGGTTCTTCTGCGTTCTAAGTCATTCAGAAAGGTTAGATGTCATACGTGCGGGACTGTTGGGTCCGACTATGATGTGTCTATGTTCTGCTAGGCTCGAATGCTACTTCGTTGAAGTGATAAGAGTTAGAGTTCTGCCAGAGGAGGAACACGTGATCATTTTGATCCACGCGGTGCCTTGATCTCCGGTGCGAACGACTCTTCATGCTTCCTTGAAGAAGAAGACTGACCATGCCACTCCTGGCATGATACTGGGTAACTTGCGG